CCGGTGCAACCGCTGGCGTACACGGTCCGAGCGTTCGGCAGATCGGGGAGCGAGGTCAGGCCGGTGCAACCGCTGGCGTACACGGTCCGAGCGTTCGGCAGATCGGGGAGCGAGGCAAACTTAGCGTCCGAATAACGGAGCCCGTCAACGATAACTGCCATGTTTTTACTCCGCCGCGATCTGGTTGAGGGGAAGGCCGTCCTGGCCGTAGCCGGTCGGCATCAGCGCGGGGGCAACGGTTACGGTGCCGCGACCGGCGCGAAAGGCGAGGTAAGGGGTCCGCGTGTGGGGCTCGCAGGCCAACTCGACGGCGCGTTTAAGCGCAGCAGCTTCGTCGGCGGCGAAAACGCGGAATGTGTCGTGATAACCGGGAGCGTTGACGGTCGCCGTAAAAATCAGGTTTTGCTGCGCCATTGCACTTCTCCCGGTTTTTCCCCAAAAGGTGGGGCGTCTTTGGCTGGCGCCCCGAGTTTGCTCTTGGGAGGAAACGCCAGGGAACGCCCCTAGCCACAAAACCATATTAGCGTATCAGCATAATTGCAACGTAAAAATCACCTTGACTGAATTATTTTTATCGTGCAATGCTAGCGTCATGACATACGTGATCCCGACACCGATAGACATCGAAGTCCTCGCCGTGCGCGCCGGCCTCACAATGGGGGAGGCGTGCAAGCGGGCTGGAATTGCCCACACGACATTCTCGCGGTGGAAGCATGGGGCCATGCAGCCGACCGTTAAAACGGTAGAGAAATTGTTGATGGCCCTACAGCCAACGGGGGTGGCAAATGACGATAAGTGATTTCCTCCTTTGCGTGTCCGCAGTATTTGGCCTCGCATCCGTTGTCTGTGTCCTTCTGGCAATCGGGTATTGCATGGGGGCCGATGATTTGCAGGAGCGGGTTGGGCTGAGTGGGTGGGATTTAGAATAAGGACGAACAATCGGCGTCCCCTGCCCGCGATTTCCGCTCCCCCCTCGGTAAATCGCAAAGTGGAGAGACTCAGACGGCAGTGTCTGCCCTGGCCCCCTTACCCAGCAATGGGTGGGGGTTTTCGGGGTGAGGGGCCGGGTTCCATTAGCGCAGGTCGTAAGATTCCCCAAGGCCCACCCCGCAACGGGTGCCGATGATCCTGGGGCAGGGAAGCGCGGCGGGAAACTCCAGTCAAATGCCCGGCCCCTCACAGAGATTTGGAGGATCGAAATGCAGCTAACCAAGATCCTTGAAAACACGCCTATCCGGTTAACGCACACAAACGCTGAGGTATACTAGATGTTGAGAACGCGCGAGAAGTTGGCCGCCGAACTCCGAAAAGTCGCTGCGATAGCATCGGAGGGCAACGCGGCGAAGTATGAGGCTTTCGCGAAGCGCGCGGAGACTGGCGATTTTGACGACTATGCCGAAACCTACGTCTGCCCGATCACCCAACTCTATTCGGAGCTAACCGCCGCTGGCTTCGCCAAGTTTGCCGCGCGCGTTGCCGACGGCGAATTCGATGCAACGAAAGAGGAAAGCGACGAATGGGCGCGTAGCCCCTCCGGGCAGGCCGCCGCGAAGGAATTGGCGCCCGAAATGCGTGAGATTTTCGGCCTAAAACTGAACAACTAGGAGACGTTCATTCGGGGAGTTGTTTCAATGGGAAGCGCCACGACCAAACTCAACCATGCCCTCGACGCCACAATCGGCCCGCTGACCGATGCTCGCGGCCGGAAGGCGCCCGACTACATCAAGCGCCGCACCACGCGCGCCCAGGCCGTCACTGCGCTGCTGGCGGAGGAATTGGGACGGTCGGCGCCGAAAGTCGAACTGTCAACTATTGTTGGGCAGTTGCCGAAGCGCCGACGCCTCTTCGGATTTCTCCGCACCCTGACGTGCATCCTCGCGGCCGATCTGGTCTATATCGCCGCGCCGATCCTCCTGGCCGGGGGTGCACTTTGAGCTTCGACCCCGCCATCCTGACCACCGAACATCAAGTGCGGTTGCACATGCTCGCCGAGATGATGGAGCGCGAGAAGTGTACCGCCGCCGCCATCGATCTCGCCCTTCGCGCCGACGATCTGTGTATCCGCAATATGGCCGGCGAAGGAGTTTCCTATGAAGCGATCGCCGACGCCATCGGCCGCTCCTCCAGCTATGTGCGTTCGCGCGCCAAAAAGCTTGGCCTGGCGCCTCGGAAGCCCGGCCCGGCAACGAAATCGATCTCACCCACTTCACTGACCGGCAATTCTCTCATTGTCTGGCGCGTCATGAGTGAGATTGCGAACGAGGGCCTAGAGCAAACATACGTCTCGATCGCAGCGCGCTCGTCCGTCGCACGCGGAAGCCTGAATTACTGCTTTGCCCGTCTCTTTGCGACAGGCACGATCGACTCGCCATACCCACCCTGCAAAATACTCAAGAAATACCCCAATGCCCTACCGATGCCTCAACGCGCTGTTGCCGAAAGTCCTTTCAGCACGAAGGCTTCCCCCGCCAAATCGCCATCTAAGATCGACGCTGTGCTACCGCCGAAGCCGATCGCGCCGGACCCCCTCCAGCATGTCATTGATTGGCTCGCAGCGCACCAAATTGAGGTCAAGATCGTCGGCGGTCGATACAGGGTCAATGGGCGCGTCAGCACGACACCCGAAGAATTGATCGAGATCGCCAACCGCAAGCGGCGCGGTCTTGGCATGGCGCCATTCTCCCTCGACGCGAGGGCAGCATGAGCCCCTACCTCAGCTACGCCTGCGCCTGCGCCATCGCCGCAATCTGGATTGCCGCCTCCGTGATCGGGCTGGCGATCCTCGGCAAGAGGCCGAAGCCATGACGACGTACGACGAAATCTTCCTGGCGTCGCTGCTGTTTGTGGCATTCGTCGGAATCGTTCACCTATTCGCCAGCCGGAGGGAATAACCATGCCAGACGCATCGGGAGGCATCGCCGCCGATCAACTCAACTCGATTGTCGAGAGAATCGAGAGACTTGATGAGGAGAAAAAGGCGCTGACCGCCGACATCGGCCAGGTCTACCTGGAGGCAAAGAGCCAGGGCTTCGACGTGAAGATTCTCCGCAAGATCGTCGCGTTGCGCCGCATGGCCGAACATGACCGGATGGAGCAAGAGGAACTGCTCGATCTCTACAAATCCGCGCTCGGGATGGCCTGACATGGCATCCGCTTCCTCCATGGGAATGCAAGTTCTGTCAATGCTTCAAAGGGCGCGTGTTGAGCAGGGGATCTCCACCTCCGAACTTGCGCGCCGCCTTGGCGCCGCCCGTGGAAGCTTCGCGATGATGGAAAATGGTCATCACATGCCGACCTTCCGAACACTCATGCGCTGGGCGGCTGAACTGGGAATCACGATCCGTGCGGAGCTTGAGACAGGTGTAGGCGAATGAGGCGCCCAGAGGAAACCTTCCACCGGCAGGTCGTCACCTTCCTCGCTGCGGCGCTTGGCCCCGAAACATGGTTTTGCCATCCAGCGAACGGGGGTCGGCGAAGCAAAGCGGAGGCAGGTATTTTCAAGGCTTTGGGAGTCAAACCCGGAACGCCAGACATCCTGATTATTCACGCCGGGCGCGCATACTGGATAGAACTTAAGGCGCCTCCGAAAATACTGGCATCTGGGGCGGAGTCTAAGGCTAAACCCCGCATTTCAGCCGATCAATATGACACCCTCAACGACCTGTTCGTCGCTGGTTGCGAGGTGTGCGTCTGCCGATCGATCGATGAGGTTGAGTCGGCATTGCTCGGATGGGGATTTTCAATGCGCGGAAGGATCGTGGCATGATTAGCCCCTCCGCCAGAATCCGCATCAAGGCGTCGGTCGGCAATTTCAAGCTCGCCAAGGAACTAGCGTTCGATCTGCTGCACGGGCGCGTCCGATTCGGTGCCGAGCCGGGCGCGCTCTATTGCGAGAGGTTGGCCGGCGTCACGATGGTTGCGCACCGACTGCGCTGTGGTGGGGTTGAGGTAAGGGAGTTGGGGGCGTGAGTGACGATTATGTGGAGTTTTTGGCAACTAAAGTCGTCAAAGCGCCGCGGCGCGGACTTGATAGATTGCCTCAATTGGCATCTCACCTCTTCCCGTTCCAGTCGCATTGTGTTGAGTTTGGGCTTGCTGCTGGATCTCCGTGAACTTCGGCCTTCGCGCCGGCTCTTTCGGGCTGTTCCTCGATACCGGGCTCGGCAAGACCGAGATCCAGCTCGAGTTCTGCCACCGCGCGGCACAAGCGGCCAATGGACGGTCGCTGATTCTCACGCCGCTTGCGGTGGCGGGTCAGACTAAGCGCCGCGCTGACCGTTGGGGCTATGAATCCCGCGTTATCAGAGAGCAATCCGATATCGGCGATGGAATAAATATTTGCAATTATGATCGTCTAGATAAACTTGATCCAACAGCATTTGGCGCCGTCTCGTTGGATGAGGGGTCTGTGCTTAAGTCATTTACCGGCAAAACATCTCGCTCCCTGATCCGCGCTTTCAACGGCTATCGGTTCAAGATGATTGCGACGGCGACACCAGCGCCTAACGATCATATGGAACTCGGGCAGTATTGCGAATTTCTGGAGGTGATGAGATCTAACGAAATGCTCATGCGCTGGTTCATCGCCGATCAAACCAACATGGGAAAATATCGGATAAAAGGGCATGCGCAAAATTCCTTTTGGGAATGGATGTCGGGGTGGGCGCGAATGGCTGAGAAGCCGTCAGACCTCGGTGGCAGTGACGATGGGTATAATCTGCCGCCCTTCGAATTACATCGTCACCGATCACGGGATTCAGCGGTCGACTCCGATCTATCTGATTTGTTCGGCGGCGTGACTATGAGCGCTACCAGTATGCACGACGTAAAGCGTCAAACTGCCGCCGCCAGATCGGAAAAGGTGGCGGAATTGGTTTGTGCCGACCCTGACGAGCCATGGCTGATCTGGTGCGATACCGACTACGAATCTGACCGCCTGAAGGAAGCGGTTCCCGATGTTTTTGACGTTCGGGGGTCAATGTCGCCAGACAAAAAAGAGGAAATTATCGAGGGGTTCGCCACCGGCAAGATAAAGCGACTTATCGGCAAGCCGTCGATGCTGGGATTTGGCCTGGACTGGTCTCATTGCGCCAGGATGGTTTTTGTTGGCCGCTCGTTTTCATATGAAACGTGGTATCAAGCCGTCCGTAGATGTTGGAGATTTGGCCAATCGCGCGCGCTGCAGGTTCACCTCGTTGTAGCGGAGGGCGAGGTGGAAATCGGCCGCGTCATTGATCGCAAGGCCGATGACCATGGAAAAATGCGCAAGGCCATGCGCGACGCAATGCGGCGCACGGCTTTATCAGCGTCAATCAAAGACGCATATTGCCCGACATTTAGAATGGAGTTACCGGAATGGCTGAAATCCTATGCTTAAATGCGAGAATGGGAAGCGCCTACCATGCAATAAATGGTGATTGCGTTGATGTTTCTCGCCAATTACCGAGTAATTCTATCGATTATTCTGTTTACTCTCCCCCGTTCTCTGGGCTCTATATTTACAATGACTCGATTGCTGATATGGGAAATTCATCATGCGATGAGGAATTTTTTGAGCATTATAGATTTTTAATTCGTGAAAAGCTCAGATTGACCAAGCCGGGGCGGCTTACCTCAATCCACGTCAAGGATCTGGTCTACTACTCCAACGCCAGCAAGAATGGCGATCGAGGGTTAAGGGATTTCAGCGGCGAGTGCATACGCGCGCACGTCGAGGAGGGATGGACGTTCCACAGCCGACATACGATCTGGCGCTGTCCGGTCGAGGAGATGACCAAGAGTAAGCCAGACGGGCTGCTTTACAAAAACTTTCGTGGCGATGCTGCCAGGGTCCGAGCTGGGTTACCGGAGTATCTCCTGACATTCCGGAAGTGGGCTCAGGGGATGGACGAAGAGCCCGTGGTGATGCACGACTATCTCCAGTGGCGTAAGTGGGCGGGCGAGGGCGCTCAATTTGTCAAAAGCGGACATATCGCCCGAGACGGCTTTGCCAAAGAATACTTTGAGGCCCTCGACATTTGGCAGAATTGGGCATCTCCCGTTTGGATGGATATGCGAGCAACAAATGTTTTGGAATCGAAGGCGCGTAAGGCGCCGGCAGATGAAAAGCACATTTGCCCGATGCCCCTCGATGTGACCGAGCGCGCGACCAGGCTGTGGAGTAACGCTGGCGACGTGATCCTCTCTCCATTTATGGGGATTGGATCTGAAGGATACGTTGCGTTGCGCCACGGGCGTAAATTCGTCGGGATAGAACTCAAGCCTGAATATTGGTCGCAGGCGTGTCGCCATCTTGAATCGGAGGACCGTCAAGGTGGTTTGTTTAGGGCAACCACAGAATGACCGAATTATCCCACGACACCCTCAAGGAATGGCGATTCGGCATCGCGTGCCTTCGGGCGCAACATCTCGCGGGTCGACCGCTTTCCACGTCCGAGATGATCGAGATCGTCGATGACGATTATGTCGCGATGGTGCATGGCGACAATGATGTGGTCCAGCGGTCAATGTTTGGGGGTGGCGAATGACCACCTCAAACTTCGCCGAAGCGCTGGATATCGCCGACGAGCATGTCGCCTGGCTTGCCACGCAATTCAGCGTCCGTGAGGCGATGCACTGGCTGGGGATCGTCCCGCCGAAGGATTCGCCGCGGTGGGACGACGTAAGGCGGCACCTGGCGCGGCGTTGGCTGGCGATGATCCATCTGGCCGATAGGATGGTGGCATGACCGCGAAGGCCCGCCGCATTGATTACTCCCCTGACGAGATGATTGCCGGGGTCGCCGGCCAAATGGACCCGTGCGATTTTGGCATATATTGGATGGTCTGCACGCTAATTTATTCCAAAGGCGAGCCGATCGACGACGATCATATTTGGATAGCCAGGCTGTTTCGCGGCACTCATTGGCGCGTCGTCAGAGCATCAATTGATCGCCTAATTTCGTGCGGAAAAATAGAGCAGGATGGTGGCAAGCTATGGGTCAAGAGGTGCGCAGAAGAGTTGCAGAAGGCTGGCAGCCGCATCGCAGAAGCATCGCAGAACGGACGCAAGGGTGGAAGACCTGCTAATAAAAACAAAGACTTAGAAAAAGCGGATGGTTTAATTTCCGAAAAGCTAACCATCAACCATCAACCATCAACACCAATTATAGATGCTAAAGCATCTTCGTCGATGCAATTTGAAATTTGGTATCAGGCATATCCCCACAAAGTTGGGAGGGCCCATGCTCAAGCCGCATTCCCTGCGGCATTGAAGCGGGCCGGAAGCCTCGACGCCCTATTGCAGGGAATCGACCGCTACAAGCACAGCAAGCCACCCGACAGGTCATGGTGTAACCCCGCGACATGGCTTCGCGGGGATAGGTGGTTGGACGAGCCAGATTTGTTGAGGACGACGCAAAATGACCAAGCCAAGCAAGCCGACGCCGGGGACTCTCAAGCCCTTGTTAATGAGTTACTTCGACGGCGCCAAGAGCGCCAAGGCGGAGCAAGTATGGCACGCAGTTCTGGCGGAAATGCTGGTGATGTACTACCCCCCGTTTCGGGCTGAGAACGACGTGGAGATCTCCGACCAATCACTGCTATGGCTGAGAGCCTGCGTCGAGGATTTGTTGGAATTTCCGCGGCATATCCTCGATGACGCATGGCGCCATGTGCGGCGCTCGCACAAGGTGGAGCGATGGCCGACGATGCAGGTTATCCGCGATGCCTGCATTGCACTCTCATCCCCCCCACCCGCGCCACATCCGCGCCAGTCAACGCAATCCGAGCGCGAGGCCGATTTTCACCGAACAGGCATGTGGTTGGACGCATGGGGTGACCGGCCGGAAACTCAAACCCAGAAACTCGCCCGGCACGATCGCGTCATGGCCACGATGTACGCCGACAACCCACACCTTGCCGGGCAATTTGATGTGACCCTTGCGCGGCTTCGTAATGGGGAATCGGCATCACAGATCCTCCGCGAGGTGATGGGTGGCCACGTCAACGAAATGCCGCTTTTACCGGCTGAGCGCATGGGATCGGCGACGGCAGAGCGCGTCAGACAACAAAGCCTGCGCAGAAACGAGGATGCAGCATGACCACCGTTTCCCCCGTCGATCAGCACCGTCCGATCGAAGTAATCGTCACCGAGCGGCCCATCGATGTGGTGTCGTTCGGGACGTGGGAAGATGCCCACGATTTTGCGGCCGAGATATCGAGGCGCAATGGTGGGAAGCGAATGTATATTTACGCCATCGAGGCTAAATGCCAACTCACGGTGACCAAAAATGACTGAAACCGTCACCGTCGTCCTGTCCAAATTCCACCGCAAATGCTGGTCGAACGGGGAGGTCCGGCAACATCTGCGCGACAATGGAATGGACCCACGCACGGCGCATGCCACCGAACTCAGCGACGGGTCGGGTGATGTCGAATATCGGGGCGAGCGGTTACCGAGGGTGGTGGAATGATCACCCTGCGCCAAGATCTTCTGGGTGAGCATCAAGCCACCGGCAAGCCAGATCGGTTTCGCGCGGCACGACTTCAGCGCGGTCCAGCATCTCGACGGAGCGCTTCTTCCGTCCGAGCGCCAAGGCGGCTTGTCGCAAAAGAGATGCCTGGTGCCGATGTGGAGCACCTGGCCATTCTCCCATGAACGAACAATGGCGAAATCGTTCAGCAAGACTATCCTCGGCCTCAGCCTGTTCGATCAGGCGCTCAGACAGAGATTTGGTCCCTGATTTTTCTTCACGCTCTGTCCGTTTCGTGTAGACGTCCAATTCGGCCTCCCTTCACAGCACAGATTGTGGAACGACCACGAGGTCAGACGTGCCGCCGCTCCGAACCTTCGCGTACTCGACGATCATGCGATCGAGAGAATTCACCGCGTCGAGTTCCTTGCCATCATCGTCAATGATGGCGCCGTTGAAGCAATCTCGGCCGGCGTGGGCCAGTATCATTCCGATTAGATCTATTTTCACGCCCAGGGCTCCTTCGTGTCAATTCTGACCATCTGCGGCATTCATAGTGGCGCAAATCCTGTCTGCCACCTCACGTATGAGGGCCTCGTTGGCACCTCTGGCATAGGGGAAGAAATCACAGACGCGGGATCCGTCGAGGGTCAATGAAAAATAGCCCTTGTTGACGTTCTGGCCGATTCTCGTGTCATCCTCGATCGCCCAACGCATGCCAAGCATCTCTCTAGCTAATAGCTGCCCGTTTGCAGGGCAAGGTAGTCATGGTAGGTGTCGTCTTCCTCGGCATCGGGCGAGTCGACCTCCTGGCAGTTGGTGCCGCCGCACTTGGCGCATTCCGTGTGGGTCAAGGCCGTCAGCGGGCCTTTCCACTCCACGTAACCACCACATCGCTCGCAGCGCATTCTCAGCCTCCTTGTGTGTCACTCGACGCCGTCAGCGCGCCGACCTGTATTAGCAATAACCTGGATGGCGCGATCATCCCAAAGTTCGATCATGCCGTAATCCTTCTTGTTTGTGACCGGCAGACGCACACCGAAATGGCGCTCCGTCCAATCCTGTATAATGGCGATGATGGCGTCCACATCGGAGAACTTCGCACCCTCTGGGTTCCCCATCAGAAGCGCCACATGGCCGCCGTCAGCTCGGGCCGTGAAAATGCGAACATCCCGCCCTTCCGCCAGCC